GAAACTTTTGCTACATATCCCATTATGCGGCCTCCTCATATGGTTTCATCTCTTTCATGATTGCATCGAACTCTTTCTGATACAGACGATATGGAAGATTCATTTTGAAGCAGGCGACTTCACCACCATACATCAAGTCCATCGCATCGAACTTCTCTGCTTCCAGCAACCACCGAACAGCAGTCTTTCTGTCAGAAGTTCCCCACTTGAGCATCTCTTGAACAAAACCCTCAAACTTACGAACGGCTTCTTCTTCCGCTTTTTGTTCTGCTTCAAAAGCCTCGTTAGCGGCTTGAGCAATATAGTTCGCTTCTTCTTTCAACTCTTCCATAGTCATGGAATCAAAATCATAGTGACGACCTTTGACACCAAAAGCGTCCTTATGTCCTTCATAGATAAAAGTCTGAAGTTCATACCGTTCAAAATCTTCTACAGTATGAACACCCATCTCAGCCCAATGCTCGACATCTGTAGTCAGAATACCGATGAAAGTGCCTGGATTGGCTTCCATCTCTGCTTTCGATTTAGCATTGATACCTTCGATATGTTGAATCAGTTCATTCATGATTAAGCAACCTTTGTCATCTGGATTAATTTGAAACCTTCTTCAGCAAGAGTTTTTGCATCGTCATCATCTTCAAAACCATACTCAGTAGCAAAATCCATGCTACTTGTGTAGTAGATGGTGGCAGTATCAATGTCAACACCGTAGGTGTCCATTACATATTTGAAGGTTTTTGCAGTCTGGATATTTCCAGCAATCAAGTTTCCGGCACCCATGTAAATCTCAAGGCCACCGTTTTCAGCACCGATAAAAATTGTTTCGTTAGTCATGATTACCTCTCTCTGTATCTCTCACTTACATTATTAATATAGTGGGTCTCAGAGAGAATTGCAAGGGCTAATCGCCAATTTTTTTCAAAAAAGTTGGCAAAAAAATTCCAGAAATATTGGGGGCTGTAAGTGTATGATATTGTTGGTTTTCTGGTAACACGAAAACAAACTTAGTAGTGCTATGTTTCCTTGCAAACCAGTCAAGATACTTTACACGATTGATATTATCAAGGTGATTCGCATGAGTCTCAGGCCCATATCCTTCCTGATTCTTGAACAAATTATCCTCTGATAAGTCCTTGTCTTTCAATAGAAAATCGAAACCAAGACAATAAAGTTTCTTATGTTCACGCCGAATCGCTTCTAGCATTGCATTCATGCCGGCGTTGCTTCGTTTGCGTCTTGGAGAATAATCAGCATCTTCCCAACATTCGTCTTCTGGTGGAAAGATGATTCTCCCATCCGAACCAAATACTTCATCATTTGCTTCGATAATAGTTTGAAAAGATTTGTCGATAGAAACCAGATAATCATATTTGTTGAACTCACGATAGAGAGCATTGCATCCAAAGATAGTGCCTTTACCCACAAGTATGTTTAAGTCAACAGGTTTACGACTAATTCCGTTCCCTATTATAAATGCCGTCTTCATCATCTATTTCACTTTCTTCATCCATATAACTAAGAGCATAGTCTTTCAAATGTGTTTTGAAATTCTTTATTGGTTTCCTTTGCTCTTTAATGCGCTTGAAATCTCGCTCTTCATCAGTTTGGGGAGACTTTTTATTCTTAGCCATAGTAGTGACCTATCTTTCTTTCACCAGTTTTTAGACAAGTTTGGAAATGCTTCTGCTACTAGTTTTTTAGTGATTGACTTGAATGGTAACTTACCATCCTTCATACCAAGTAACACTTTAGCATCGCCTGGGTCAACAGATTCAAGCATCTCAATGAAGAGTTGCTCTCTGCGAACCTGTTTCAAATTTCTCTGTGTGTCAGTATCACCTTCGATAAAGAGATACAACTTTCTTAGTTCTTGAACAAGTCTACCTTGTGCATCCACATCTGGGCCTACTTCTTTGTATGGGGGATTGCCCTCTGGTAGTAACCACTTTACATTCGGGTCATATGTCCAACCAAGAACTTGCTTTAATGGTGCGCCACTATACTCCTGTAGTTTCGCAATCTTCTCTTTCTTGGTTTTACACTTTTCGACTTCTTCAAATATTTCGTAGAAAGTCTTTCTCATTAAAATTCTCCAATATGTTCCATAAGATTTTTCAATTTGTTTTTGATAAAGTAATTTAGCAATCCCTTTTTAGGAATCACATATTCGTCATACTTTTTATTTATATTATCACTTATATGTGATGGAATCATGCCAAGATTGACTAGAGACTCATTGCGCTTATAGTTACGCAACATCATATCATTACAAAAATCAACAGGGTCTAGACTAATCCATGTGTCCAGTTTTTTGGACATAAGTGGCTTTTGTCTTTGTCCTGTAACAATCACATTATCACCAGACAAGAAGTTTGGAACACCATCACCTCTATCACCCTTCATAATATGCTCTCGTAAGAATGCTTCTGGATTGTTGATACGAATCCATTTCTTTGTGATAGGCGAGAACTGTTCAACATTCGCATACTTCTGCAATTGTCCAAAGTCTTTATCACCAGACAAGATGAGAATAGGCTCTTCGCCTTCTGCTTTGAGTGTTCGACCGAAGCGATTGCAGAGAGTGCCAATGATATCATCCGCCTCTGCTGTTTCTACTTGTAGCACACGATAAGGAAAGTTCTCTTTCAGTTCATCACGAATCTTGTTCAGAACTGTAAAGATTTTATTCCAATCTAGTGGAGACTTTTCTCTGTCAGTTTTTCTATGTGCTTTGTAATAGGGGAATATTTGTTTGCGCCAGTAGTTCTTGTCATCACAACAGATAACAAGTTCACCATACTGCTTACCAAACTTGCCTTTGTATAGACGAATGCTGTTCAGCACCATGTGTCTCACAAGGTCTTCTTCGATTTCATTATTTCGATTGTTTCCAATCTGCACCATCAGGTTAGAAATCATCACCTGATTCAAATCTAAGAGTATCATAACCTTTACTCACTTAACTATCCTAATATTATATAGGGTCATTCCTTAATAACCTTAATGCAGTTTTTTCCGCCACGAGAATATTTTTCCATTCTACCACGATACTCATCAACCAAGTTTTGCTCGACTTTCTCCATCAACTGCTTCTTACCAAAAGTAGTTCCATAGTAGTTACCAGTTAAACCGCCTTGCCAGTCTTTCTTTGTTAGGTTCAAACCATAACACAATAGTTTGACTGCACCTTCGATTACATTCCATGTCACCATCAGATAATATCCATCTCTTTTAGAGTATGCACCACCACGCCATTGTTCACCACTGGTGCATTTGATTTCAACTGGTACACCATTGTAGCGTATGTCTGGCTCACTATCTACTTTAGGAGCGACAGCACCCTCAATGGTGTTTTCGATGTTAGTCTCTAACAATCCAGACAAGTCTTCTGACAACTGCTTATTGCTTTTACGCAATCCTTTTGAGTTATAGAAGTTGATACAGTCCAAAAAGTCTTTCTCAGTCTTCAAGAGAACTTCACCAAAATTCGTAAACATTATGTATCTCCTCACTCAGTTACAGAATCAGTCTACACACTTATGGACAATGTGTCAAGGCAAATTTACAATTTTAAGTAAGTTAATTCATTTATTCCACCAAGGTCGCCCTTTGCAAAGACATTGAATGCAAGACTTACTCGTTGTCCTTTAAGCACCTCTGGCACAGAGTGAATCGTATTGGATGGAAAAAGTAATAAATCATGTTCCTGTGGATACATCATAAATGTTTCATGTTCAAACTCATTGGTATCATTTGGATTAGGAACAAGAATATTTGGTAATGTTCTTGAGAATTGTATCATGTCATAATTATGTTCAACTTGTGGATAGTAAACACCAGACACAATTGAGTTTGCATGAGTGTGTGCTGGATGAGATTGTCCTCTCACCGCATAGTTACACCAAGACAATGTAATGACTGGTTGATGCTTTTCTAAGTTCCAGCACTGAACATTTGTCACATAGTGTCGAACACAATGTAACATACTTTCTTTGAGGTTGCTCAATCCTTCATGCTCAAGAACTTGAGTATCAACCGATTTTTCATTTGCAATATTTTTTACTCGCTCTAAATTTAGAATGACTTCTTTTTCATTATCATTAAGAACATGAGCATTATTGTAAACCCCTACTGTGGTAGGGAACATCTTAATAAAACTACTTGTTATTTGATTTTCCATTTTGAACTTCTTCAATCCTTTTCATTAACCAATTTCGGATAATAACTTCTTGGTCAGTGTATAATCCTTTATTTAACACTTCCATTCTATCCAATTCATTTTGCAAAATACGCTGAATCATCAAATCCTCACTAGATGGCATCATATACTCCTCTGGCACTTTACCCCATCCTACAACTCTATCCCAATCTCGTTGAGTGTATCTACTCATCGTCATCATCATCAAAAATCATTGATGGAAATGAACCCTCATCATCTTCTTCTTCCATATCAGTCAACTGAACTGCTTCATCAATCTGTTCATGAAGTGGATGATACAATCCCATATTACGATACATTGATGAACGAACAGTTTCAACAGTGAATGCAAAGTCCTTCATAAAATCTTCACGCTCAATATCCATACCAGAGAAACTGATACTTGCTAACAACTGACTGCAATGCTGGTCAACCAGATTATTGATGTATTTTTCCTTTGCTTCATCAATTTTTTTCTGGACTCCTTCAATGCTATTTTCGTTGTGTCGAGGATTTTCTTTTGGAAACTTGATTACATTCATGCATCTTCCTTTCTCCTGTCGAAAGAACTATTTATCTCCGGCTGGAACTACAGTAACCCATTTCACAGTGTTCTGTGCATCCCTACCATAACGATTGTCAATCCAATCACCATTCTTGAGATACCACTCACAGTGTCGAATGTATGCTTGCGTATCGGCCACACGCATAGTTGCACCTTTGACTTTTTGTCGCTCCTGTCGGCGATACTCTGCAAGCAATCCTTTTTGGTGTTTAATCCATTCAGTCACATTCTTTCGTGAGAATGTATCCTCATCGGGCTTTGCAAGCACACTAGAGTGGATGTGTTTATATTCTGGTGGATTCGCTTTCTGACGCTTCTCACGGGCTTTAGCGAGGCGTTCAGCCGCCGCTTTCTTTTGCTCCTCAGTCATAGGCTTGCGTCTGCGCTTTACCTTAGTGCGCTTCGGTGCAAGTTCTTCCATGAGTTTTTCTTTGATAACCTTTTTATTCATTAGGCGGCCTCCTCAACTACCTTGTCTACCATCGACAGTGGAACACGGGTCACTGTGCGTCCAAATGGATTAGCACCAGCATCGACAACTTCTACAGTCTTACGGTTTACTTTGAGAACTGTAGCAATGCGTGTCAAACCCTTGTTTGTCCACTCGATTGTCTGACCCTTTTTAAGAACCATCTTCTTTGCAGAAGCGATGTTATTCATACGGGCTTGCCAAGCATTAGCAATGACATTCAACTCATCTTGAGTCGTAACCTTTTCCATTGCATCAATAACTGCTTTGACTTCAGGCGTCATGCGAATTGAAAAATTGGGAATCATATCTCTCTCCTTTGCGAATCACTATACCACTACAATAGCAGGTCTGACAGATTTGTCAAGGGCTAATTCATACAGCCTGGCGCTAAACCTTCTGTTGTGCATGGGTCTTCGATAATACCGACTACCAGAATACACATAATAAGAACACCAAACATCAACCAACCAAATTGTTTTTCAGTCATTATATCGCCTCCACAAATTTTGCCCATGCGAGAGCAGTTGCCTCTTTTTCGGTATAACCAATTTCCATGAAATCAGCAATGACTTGTTCAATATAATCCATTATTTTTCCTCAACATTGAAACCGACAACATCATCATCTCTGAGAATGTCTTGAATAACACTGTCCAAACCTTCTTTGGTATGGCGTGTAGTTTCCCAAGCATCACCATTTTTCATATGGGCTGTAATAACAAACTTTTTCATCTCTATTTTCAAAGCAGTCAACATTGCGAATCACCTCTCTCATAAGAGCAACAAAGAGACCAATCGAACTAACTAGGTATTCTGTGTTTCCACCGCATGACGGGCGAGAGCATTTTTGCTATCTAGTATTCTCTCTGTCGGAAACCCATCTCTCTGTTACATTACTAATATAAGCATTAAGGGGGGCTTTGTCAACCCCCCTTTTCAATTAATTTGTCAATTTTTTTCTCAATTCTTTCAAGCACTTCTATGATACTCTTAGAATTAATTTCTGGTTCTGGACTATCGGAAGTCGCTAAACGCCGAATCACCTTGTCTTCTTCTTCCTTGATTCGGCGTAGCATATACGCTTCATGACCCTCATACTTGCTCATTTAAGCATACCTTGTAGAAATCCTGTCCACTCAGATGCTCTCAAATCCCAATTATAGAAATTGTCAGTCCAGTTCTTTTGGAATGCGAGTTTGCGTTGAATGTCATCAGAGAAGTTATGCTCAATAGCCGCATTCAACATATTAGCAAAGATGTTTGCATGATGCTGGATATCTTCACTCCACTGATACATGATAGCAAAGTTACCAGTTGTTTCTGGTAGTGCCGCATGATTTGGACATACAATCTGACAGCCAGCCGACATTGCTTCAATAGCAGAGATACAAGAAGTCTCAGGCCAGTTTGATGGATAAGCAAAGATATGCGAATTTTGCAATGCTTCACGAACAACATCATTTTCTTGGAAACCATGATATGTCATTTGTGGATGTTCTTTGATTTCTTCAAACAAAGACTCAAAAGGCTTGTCTCTATCTTTCCAACCATATGCCTCAAAAGAAGAGAACACATCAAAGTGAATTTTATCACCATGAATTTTAGCAAGTTCTTTGACAGCCGCAACAGCAATGTTTAATCCACGATGCGGTGTTGTGTGATAGATTAGTCGAACCTGTTCCTTACTCTTTTCCTTGAATGGAATAGGGTCGATAGCATTTTTAAGAATGAATGAATCTCTGTAAGGAACACCAAGACCCATGTTGTATGTTGCTAACTGGTAATTTGATACAAACACCATCTTAGCAAAACGCTTACGACTTTCTTCATCTTTTAGATGCTGAGACTCAGGGTCATCCCAAGTATCATGCAACCAAAGAATATTTTTCTTCTTAGGGTCAGTCCAGCGAACCCTTGACTTGATGATATAGAACTGCTCAAGCAAGTCATTATCAACTCGCTCATACAGTGCTTTGTTCATGAGTTCTGTGCCACCTTTAGCATCTGTGTATGTTCCATCTTCGGATGGCCCCATAGAAAACTCACCTTCATTGTCATCAATATCATTAACAACTTTTAGACTCATGTTTGATATCCTTTAATCGAATCCCAACGAAACGAACGCCATGCTTCTTTTTCTACATCCCAAACAGCAATTGAAGTATCTGGCTTCGTTTTGCTTTTTGTTTCATGCTCTTGAATATCTGTTTGTTCTGGTAGATATTCTCTATTTAGAGTGCATTTCATGGTTCTTTCTGTTCCATCAACTTTGGTAAAAACAACCGTAATAATACCACTATGTAAACCTGTCAAGATTTGTGTTCTTTGACGGATTTGCTCCTCATGCTCTTCACTCATAGCATCATTTCGTTCAACTAAGTTCATACTATCCTCTCTTAAAATGTTTTTCAATCACATCTAACTGGTCTTCATATTTTGCGATATGCTCTAGTTCCATTTCGATTGCTTCCATAATATCGGAATGTTCACCGATACCCACAGACTGATTAAGATATACCTCTACATTCAGTTTGTGTTTTTCAATGTGTCCAAGTGCGTGTTTGATAGCCGCTTGGAGCATCATTTCTCTCATGTCTGCCATTTACTTCTCCATTTAGTTTTCTCATGAGATAAGCGACAACCTTACCCCAATAGTTATGACCCCATGAACCCTCTTTACAACGATTCATAGCCTCTATCGCATTATCTATGCGTCTTTCTGTTAATTCAATCGGATGCATCGGAACACCTTTCTATCATAAATGCTACATAATCTCTATCAATTTCTGTAGTAATCCATTTGCAATTCATTTCTTTTGCAACTATAGCAGTTGTGCCTGTTCCACCGAAAGGGTCATAGATTGTTTGCTCTGGTTTTACATTAGCAACTTTCAAACACTTTCTTACTAAGTCTCTAGGAAAGATTGCTGGATGTTTCTTTTCACCTTTTGTGATTGACGAATTTCTACTACCATGTCCAACAGTTTCATATGGTATGTGCCATGTATTTACTGTAGGCCTCCATGTTTTTCCACCATTTCGTTTAGCATTACTTTCTGCCCATTGTGGATTGTAAGGAACACTGCTACGCTCTTGTGAGATTGGTGTCTTACCATCCTTTGTCAGATGAAATACAAACTCCCAACCATTCGGTAGATACTTTTCACTTCTCGTTGCAGGCCCTTGTCCTTTTACAAAACCATCTATCTCTATACATTTATTCCAAATGAATGTGTTCTGTATTTTCCAAGACAGTCTAGAAACAACCTCATAAGGCATCAAAGGATTGTCTCTCGTAGGCTGAAGATTTAGAAATAGATGTCCTGTTGGTTTGAGAACACGAAACGCCTCTTCCCAAACATCAACCATCCATTCAGTATAGTTATCACGCTTATCAGCATATGAGTTATACTGAATATTGATGTTGTATGGTGGAGATGTGACGATAACATCAATGATATCATCGTCTTGTTTTTTCATCCACTCCAAACAATCTTCATTCAGAATCATTTTCTTCAGCCAGTTCCTCACGATAATCTTTTAATCCTTGAACCATACTATCAATATCTTCTTGAATGATTTCCCACATTTTTTCATACGCTTCTGAAGAATCAAAGTCATCAGGCTCTTCACCATCTTCTTCTTCATTACTATCAATATCGTCTTGAATGATTTCCCACATTTTTTCATACGCTTCTGAAGAATCAAAGTCATCAGGCTCTTCACCATCTTCTTCTTCATCCCACCAGAATTTCAAATCATGAACATGGTAGGTGTCTTCATCCCAATATTCTTCATCATATAGTTCACCATCAGCATACACACATGAACCAAAGAAGTTGGGCATCTCATCATCATAATGTGCTGACATAATTACATTAGGGTCAATCTTGTGAGCCTCTTGATGAATACGCAAGAATAATGCATCTGGATATCCCCATGCAGATTCAAACATAAGTCTGGTATCATCAGCATCGAACACATGACACCACTTAGGGCCTATGTTTTCGTGAAACCAACTATAGGTGTCCATCTCATTTTCTGATTCAGGCCACTCATCAAATAATTCGTATACAGGACGAAACGCTTCATAACCTTCACGCTCATCTGCTGGAATAGTAATTCTTTCACAAAGACCAGCAAACCATTCGGTTACAGCATCATTACCTTCTACAATTTCAATACCACTCGTTACATGATTTGCCATACTAAACTCCTTAATAAAAAATGGCAGAGGTACAAGGAATCGAACCTCAGTTTACAGTTTTGGAGACTGTCGTGTTTCCACTACACCATACCCCTATTGGCGACCTCGGCAAGACTCGAACTTGCAACTTACGGCTTAGAAGGCCGTTACTCTATCCAGTTGAGTTACGAGGCCAATATAGTTACTAACCAAGAGTGAACTAGTCCAAAGAGTTGCCAGTCATTCTTAGCAAGAAGAGCAACAACAACAATTCCGATAATCCACTTCATTTTATACTCCTATAATATGCTGACTAACCATAAGGCGAATAGTGACGCTCCTAAGAGCAAACCACAGACAAACCAAAGAAAACCACGCATTATAATCTCCATTAATATGTAGTCGGAAAAGAGACTTGAAACCCTCACACCATCATATTGGAACTTTCACTGTGAGCCAACCAACCTTAACTCTTTTCCAACCACAATACTAATATAATGCAAAAGGGGCTCTATGTCAAGCCCCTTTTTGTTTTTTTTATGATAAAAAATCATTTTCTTCCGTAGTGTATGGCCACATCGTGATTATATCCTCTAGTGTAGATTAATTTTTGCCTGCCCGTAAGTGAGTTGTCGCTGACGGCGTTCCAACTCAACAAGGTCAGTAGACTGAGCAAGCCAATCTTCTTCCCTCTGTCTTTGACTGTTGACAAAAGTGAATAACGAGAATAGTCTGGATAGCATTTACCGGCCCTCCGTCATTAACGCTTTTGCTTCTTCATGTCTACCCATCACTGTAAGGTGATGAGCGGCTCTTGCTCTACCGATTGCTTCAAATATTGTCATTGCTTTAGCAAACATCTTTGCCACTTGGAAATCTCCCTGTTCTTAAATAATACTCTTTAGCCCATCCAGCATTTTTGCCGAACTCTGTTTTTGCCCATATGTCGATTGTGCTGTCCATCCTTCTACGAGTAGCAACAGAATCAGCCCAACCTACTAGGCGACTTAATAGTCGTGCCATTGTAGTTTCTCCTAAATTGAATGTAAGTTGTTATGGGATAGGATGGTGCGCCGCACCATTTTTTCTTCTAACACCTGTATATATAAGAATGAAGATTTAGGACAGTTTGGCTGACCTAACGGAGTTTCATAAAAGTTGATACATCGTTTGCATTATAACAAATTCTATTGACAAACCAGTTATAAAATTTCGTGTATTTTTCTACCATAATTTTTTTATCAATATTTTCAACTTTTTTTAGTGTGGTGTTCAAATCTCTGATGTTACCAGTGATAACTGCATCATTATACTCAGCATCACCAAAGCGAACAACAGGAACTTCATGACACATTGATTCCATGCCAGTTCCAGAGTTGATGATATAGACTGCTTTTGCTTTTGGTATGATATTGTGAATGTTTGCTTTGTCAATCCACATAACCTTGTCTCTACCAGATGCAACCTTTCTCATAGGCTCCATGCTTTGAAGATTAACTGGATGTCCTTTGAACACAACTGCATGACCTGTTTCGTCTGACCAGTCACATAGTGCTTCTACCAAATCAATCATTTCAATCTTACTGTGCCATTTGATTGTCTCATCATGTGGTATTTGTAGTGGACAGAAAATAAACTCTTCGCCACAACTAAACGAATCTATATTTGGTTGCTCAAATTTACTTTCACCACGCTTTGCTCTGTCTTGAAAAGTCTTGAAGGTTTCACCGTTGTCGTCTTGAGCATCATAGTCTTGTCCAACAAATGATGCACCACCACCCCAGCCAAGTTTATCAATGGTGAACAACCAAGGAACAACTGTCTGCATATAGTATCGACAACTATCATTGCCTTGAAAGTTGTGTCGCTCTACATGAGGAATATAAGAGATGTCTGCATCATATTCATCTACAAGTGTGTTGTGAAAAGACCAGCGAGGTGCTTCTACAGTAACGACTGTATCACCCTTTTGTTGGTGATGCTGTTTCAAAGTATCTGCAAAGGTGTGCCAGTGTTTACGAATGTCTGGTTGATGCTTACTCTTAATCTCCAATCCAAACTTCTTAAATGGCAAATCTAAACGAGGTTTCAGTATCAATACTTTACTCATGCCCAACACCTTGTAGTTGCTGTAGGCAGACGATTGAACTTCTTTTTCATTTCGACATACCTTACATTGTTAAACTTTCTGTCACCCTTACCAGTCCAGATTGTTGTTCCATCTTTGAACTCCCAATCCATAAACTCAGCATCAAACTTTTCTAACTCCGCATCATTTACTCTAGCAAAAGATTCGGACAAAGCAATCTGGTCAAGAAACCATTCCCATGGCCCTCTTCCAATTCTTTCCACAACTGCTTCAGCAAGCGGTAATGCTCTGTCGTCCATATAGACAGCACCAGCGGCTACTCTTGTTCCTTCGTTTTCCCAACCAATTGTGCCTGGAATTGGTTCTCTTGGAAAAAACCCAGCCGCTTTCTCAGGCCATGCAAAGTCCTTCATAATCATACAGTCAACATCAACAGTCATGACTTTCTTTGCGTGTGGTAGAATAACTGGTAGAACAATAAATCTTAGACAGGCGTAATATGTGCGCTGTCCTCTTCCCATATTCTCAGGGTCACTGTAAGTGAATGTAGTGGTAACATCGGTATCTGTGTTTAGAATATTTGCGATGTTGTATGTTTCTTGAGTTGGCTCTGTGATATGAATATGAACATCCTTGTTCACATCATTACACGAATATACCAGAGATGGTGCGTGTTCTTTGAAGTATTTTTCATCACAAGCGGCAAACACCACTGGATGTGTTGGTACTTCTCCATATATACTCATCTCAAATCGCCTTTATGTATTAGTAGTTCAAATGTGTTCCAAAGTTTTTCAAATCTGACTTGATACATTGATTGCAAACCAATAAGATAATTATCAATTTCATCTTCAGTCATACCACTACGACTATCACGCATAGCCCACATCAAATTATCAATATCTTCTCTAATACTCCAGCATTCCATTATTTGTGATTCTAAAGTGAATCTATCAACTTTTTCTGCTTGCGATGATTTTAAGTCCATTCACATACTCCTCATAATCACCAATGTACATATAATGTCTTAGGACACCTTTACAAGAATTTATTAAGTTATAGTGATATTCTACATCTTCTTCAACATTATTATATACACCAGCGCCAATACCATTAACCATGTCTACACTGTTAATAAAGTCAATAGAATATTCTAGTGTATCCTTTATCTCTTCAACGAGAAGTCTGTCAAGAGATTCTTCATCTACTCTAATTGTTTTCATCGGCCTATAATCCCATAATTTACACCACGATTTACTTGGTAGTCTTCAAGTTTATATCCAGCGGCTTCTGCTTCCTCGTAAGTCTTGTGAAATAGTTCCACTAAGTCTTGTCTTGGATGCTCTTCTGGTGTTCCAGTAAACCAAGCAGGCTTCCAAGGTTGTGTGGGCATATGAGTGTAATGCAGATGATAGATAGGTTCTGCATCACCATCATGACTGTTCCAACGAGGGTCTAAGTCACCAACCAGATTGTTTTGAATGAACAACTGCATAAACTGATGGTGTGCGGTTTCATTTGACTTCCATGTATTCACAGGCGGCATTCCATCTTTGAACTTTGCATTATCAAAAAGAATCACACAAAACTCTTTACCACCAAAACGCTTACCATCCCTAGCAAGCATCCATTTGTCATCAGCAATGTCCATATCGAACAATTCACCAATGTCTCGTAGATTAATCATGTCACAATCTGTGTAGATTGCACGACCTTCAAAGTTGCAGTATTCTGGAATACCCCAACGATAGCCACTGAAAGGTGTTGACCAGCGTTTGTCTTCCCAGCCATACCAATATGATTCAGCATCAGTTGTTTGACGCATCCAAACAATATCAACTTCTCTATCTGTATTTTTTCTTATAGAATATTCATAAGCCATCTCAATCTTTGCGTCTTCACCATTTGCTGATGTGCCGATGAATAGTCTAATAGGATTAGAACTCATAACGAAACTCCTTTATTTCATCTGCAAATAACTGTGACACAATCTTCCGTGTCGTATCAGTATGCATTTCTTTATAATCTTTTACTTTTCTAATTCCTGATTTTAACTTAGTCTGACCCACTTTGTCAAGTGAAATGTGAAGTCCACGCATCTTTTTCAACCAAGTATACAAGTCTCCCATCTTTTCATATTTGAAGACTTTAACATTATTGATTGGTTGATA